GCAAACCCCGCGCCCAAGTTTGCGTGTGTTCCCGCGAAAATACCGATTTGTGGCTAAAGGATTTCGCGACCATTTTGTGCAAGAATAAAACAATCTGCAATGATTGGATTTATGTCAAATAAAGGAAGACCGCCAAAACCAATTGAACAGAAGCGTTTATTGGGTAATCCTGGAAAAAGAGCTTTGCCAAATGAAGCAGAGGTTTATTATTTACCGCAAGTGATTGAAGTTCCTGACCCAATTCGTCCTTTGGGTACGCATGGCAAAGAGCTTTGGAATCGCGTTTGGTCTATGGGTATGAGTTGGATTTCACCAATTTCGGATATTGATTTGTTGATGATGACTTGCGAGATGCTTGATGAAAGAACAGGTTTGCGCACCCAAGTTTTTAGGGATAACCGCAACGAAGATAGAAGAGCTTTACGACATTTGGAATCACAAATTGTTTCAAATCTTTCTTTGCTTGGGTTTTCACCAACCGATAGGTCAAGATTGGGTATTGCGGAAGTTAAGAAGCAATCGAAATTAGAGGAACTGCGTGCCAGACAAAAAAACAACGACTAAAAGTTTTCCACCAAGATGGCTGACACCTGTTTCGGAACAAGAGCTTTTAGATTCTAAAGGCAAACATGTTATACGATTTATAAACGAATTATGCATTCAAACAAAAGATACTGTTGCGGGCAAATCTGGTCAGCCAATTATCTTGCGCAATTGGCAAGAACAATTATTGAACCATGTTTTTTCGGTCAGAGAAGATGGGCAATTGAAACACCGAACTGCTCTTGTCGGCATGGCTCGAAAGAATGGAAAATCGGCAATGTCATCAGGTATTGCGCTTTGGGGTTTATTTATGGGTGAGAACGGCGGTGAGATTTATTCTTGCGCTGCCGATAGAGACCAAGCTCGTATTGTTTTCGGTGATGCGAAGAAAATGATTGAAGCCGAAAGAGAACTTGCAAGCCAAGTGAAACTTTACCGAGATGCCATAGAACTAACTCAAACAGGTTCGGTTTATCGGGTGCTATCTTCGGAAGCATTTTCTAAAGAGGGTTTATCGCCAACGCTAGTTATTTATGATGAGCTTCACGCTGCTCCAAATCGAGAGCTTTTCGATGTTATGCAACTTGGTATGGGTGCGAGACGCGAACCGCTTTTGTTAGCAATCACTACCGCAGGAGTCAAGGCTGATTCAACAGGTCAAGATTCAATCGCATATAACTTGTATCAATACGGACAAAAGGTCGCTCGCGGTGAAGTTGAAGATGATTCATTTTTTATGGCTTGGTGGGAAGCTCCTGCAGATTCAAACCATAGAGACCCTGAAGTTTGGAAGCTCGCAAACCCTGCTTTTGGTGATTTGAACTCCACCGAAGATTTCGAAAGCGCAGTAAGAAGAACACCCGAAGCAGAATTTAGAACCAAACGAACTAATGCTTGGGTATCTTCTCAAATTTCTTGGCTACCGACAGGAGCTTGGGACGCATGCGCTGAACCGAAAGAGATTCCACCAGATACAGAAATCATTTTGGGTTTCGATGGTTCTTTTTCAGGTGATGCTTCTGTCATAGTTGGCGCAACTTGCGAAGAGAATCCTTACATTTTCTTAGTCAAAGCATGGGAAAAACAACCTGAAGATAGCGATGAATGGCGAGTCGACATTGCAGAAGTTGAAGCAACAATTTTTGATTTTTGCGGTAAATACAAAGTTAGAGAAGTTGCTTGCGACCCTTATCGCTGGCAAAGGTCAATGCAAGTTTTACAAGATTCAGGAATACCAATCGTTGAATGGCCAAGCACTTCGGCTGCTCGTATGATTCCTGCTTGCCAAAAGTTTTATGATGCAGTTACAGATTTGAAATTGAAACACGACTCGGACCCATTATTGGCTAGACATTTATCGAATGCTGTTGTAAAAATTGATAGACTAGGACCAAGGATTGTAAAAGAGCATCGTGGTTCTCCGCGAAAGATAGATGCTGCAGTTGCTAGTATCATTGCTTTTGATAGGGCAACTGCTTCCAAACAAGCTGAAGTTGCCAGACCAGAGTTTTTTATATTTTAGGAGAATTTTGATAGTAACAATATTGCAGATTAGCGGTTTAACAATCACAAGTTTTGGAATAGGATTATTCAATATACCAGCAGGAATAATTGCTACTGGTGTTAGCTTATTTTTATGCGGTTTAGCCTTAGAAAGAGGTAAGTAATGTTCGGGAACTTATTCAACAATTCTGAACAACGAGCCATTTCTTTCCAATCCATTTGGGGTGCTGGCGATACTTTCGCCATGACAACTGAAGCAGGAAATAACATAGATGAAATAAACTCTATGAGAATCAACGCTTTTTATTCTTGTGTGCTTTTAATCTCAGATACTATTTCAACACTTCCTCTTGACGCATATATCCGCAGAGACGGCAACCGCGTACCTTACCGACCAAGACCACAATGGGTTTTTAGACCTGATGTCGACATGCAAAGAACGGAACATTATCAACAAGTATTGGTTTCATTACTTTTAGACGGCAATGCTTTCGTAAGAATATTTAGAGATTCCAGAGGCGATATAGCAAACTTAGTTTGTTTAGACCCAATGCGCGTTCAAGTGCGCAGGAACTCAAATCGTGAAATCGAATATTCAATAGATGAAGAACGCGCAGGAGTAGTTCCTTTCCAAGACATGATTCATGTTTCAGAAATGAGACGACCTGGAGCTTTGCGCGGAATGTCTAGAGTTGAAGAACTAAAAAACAATTTAGGTTTAGCTTCTGCTTTGCAAAGTTTTGCCGCAAGATTCTTTGGTCAAGGTGCGGTGGCACAAGGCATAATCGAAGTTCCCGGAAACTTAACTAGAGAACAAGCTCGCGAACTTGTTGAAAACTTTGACGCAAAACACAAAGGATACAAGAAAGCTCATAAAACAGGAATCCTTTCAGGTGGGGCTAAATACACCAAAACTTCTGCGACTCCTGATGAAGCACAAATGTTGGAATCAAGAAAACTTGCAATTGAAGAAATCGCAAGAATGTTCCGAATCCCACCTCACATGCTTGGAATCACGAATCCTGGAGCTATGTCTTATGCCTCAGTCGAACAAAACAATATCAATTTCGTTGTTCATACTTTAAGACCTTACATTGCAAAAATTGAAGATGCTTATTCTAATTTGTTACCAACAGATGCTTTCCTGAAATTTAATGTTGATGGATTACTGCGCGGTGATTACACAACTAGAATCCAAGGCTATTCAATCGGTTTGCAAGCAGGTTTCTATTCTGTAAATGATGTACGCAGATTCGAAGATTTAAGACCAGTTGATGACGGCGACCAACACCGCGTACCTTTGGCAAACATAAACATTGTCGAAGCAGATGTTGTTGAGCAAGATAAAAAAGTTATTATGGCGCAAAGGCTAGTTCAATCAGGTTTTGAACCAGCAGGTGTTTTATCCGCTCTTGGATTACCACCGATTGCACATACTGGTTTGCCATCGACACAATTGCAAGCTATTGCTCAAATTGACCCAACTAATCCTGATTCTGTTTATGAGGTCAAATAATGCCTTTGATAAATTCTCAAGTTACTGTAACAACTTCTCCAACCTTGCTAGTCGCTGGTGAAACCAATCCAATTTTGGTTCATCTACATTTACACGACAACACAGACAATGTTTATTTAGGCAATGCAAATGTCACAACTTCAACAGGTTTAAGGCTAGCCAAGCAAGACTCCTTTGAAATAACTTTAGCCCCAGGAAATGCTTTGTATGCAATCATCACAACTTCAACAGCAACAGTTTCTGTCATAAAGCAGGTTTTGTAATGCCATATTTTATTACTGATTCATCACCTGATTGTTCTGGTTGGGCAACTATTAAAGAAGATGGCGAAGTTATTGGCTGTCACACGACTAAACAAGATGCAATTGACCAAATGGTTGCTGTTTCAATCGCCGAAGAAATTGAACCTGGAGGCGAAAGAGCTTTACCTGATGCTTTGAGAATCGGCGATTTTGTTTCTTGGAATTCTTCTGGTGGTAGAGCAAGAGGAAGAATAGTTAGGATTGTTAGAGACGGCACTATAAATGTGCCTGATTCAGATTTCACAATAAACGGCACTGAAGATGACCCTGCTGCTTTGATAAGAAT